GCAAATTCATTAGGAGTCCTTTTAACAACTCTTGGATTAGTTACCGGCTTTTTAATAACATTTTCGAGCGATATTACTATTGCTTCAAACTCATTAACCACATTAAGTGACGTTGGAATTGCTGCGTTCACCTTGTTAAAAACTGCAATTGCCCCACTAATAAAAGCGTTTTCTGATTTTTTTAAACCATTATCGGATTCTGCAACTAAAGCTTTTGGTGAAATTAATTTTAGTGTTAAGGGGGTTCTTAAAGTAACCGCAATAATCTTAGATTCATTTATAAATTTATGGAGAATCGCTTTTAATAGCATAGTTGCTATTTTTTCAACATTACCCGCCCTTTTAGCTGATGTATTTTTTAGTTCTCTTAATGGTGTTATTACATTAATTGAAACCTTTATAAATGAGGTGTCAAAAGGAATAAATATTGCGTCTTCTATAATAGGGGCCGCTGAAATTCCTTCTGTTAAGTTAGACAGAATTGTAAATGAATACGAGGGTGCTGGTTCTAAAATGGGGGAAGCTCTTATTGCAGGATTTACTAAAGCCTCTGGAAAAAAGACACTTCAAAATCTTTTAACTGATGTTTTAAAAGAAGCCGAAAATGTAAAAACAAGTAGGGTAGCCGCAAACCAGGATAAGATAAGAAGAGAACAAGCCAATCAGGCCGCATTAAACAAGCCCGGGGTTAATACAGAGGATCCTATTGGGTCTGATTTCAAGCGAGAATTAAAACGACTACAACAAGAAACTGAATTATTAAAACTTTCAAATAATGAAAGAACAGTTCGCGCCGGAATTGTTAAAATAGAACGTAAGTTAACCCGAGATTTGAGTGACGTAAAAAATAAATTAGGTGAGAGTGAGAAATCGTTAGCACTAGCCACTGTTATTGAATTAGACGCTTTACAGAAAAAGGATAAAGTGTACCAATCTATTATTGAACCGCAACGGGAAATAATGTCTCAACTGGAATCATTAATGAGTTTATATAATGATTCCAAAATAAGCGTAGATCAATTAAACGCTTCTTTGGTACAATTAGGACTAGCACAGGCCCAGTTAAATATAGAGCAGGGTAATGGTGGATTTACTGATGGTTTTATAGTCGGAATTCAAAGTATGCTTACTGAAGTACAGAATTTTACTGCAACTGCTGGTGAACATTTCGCTGGATTTTTCACCTCATTAAGTGAAGGATTTTCTAAAGCAATCGGTGATTCTATTATATTTGGAACCAATTTTAAAGAGGCGTTCGGTAATGTAGCGAGACAAGCATTGTCTTCTCTGATAGCATCCTTTGTTCAATTAGGAATTCAATATATAATAACCGCTGCTATAGGAAAGGCAACTTCTTCTGCATTGATAGCAACTAATCTAGCAGAAGCAGCGGCAGTAGGTACCGCTTGGGCTACTCCAGCTTCTCTAGTTTCGCTGGCATCTTTTGGTGCAAACGGAGTACCTGCAAGTGCCGCGATAGCGTCTACTACTGCATTAGCAAATTCCTTAGCTATTACTAGTTTTGCGGAAGGCGGTATAATAAAAGGGGCTGGAACAGGAACAAGCGATTCTATTCCAGCTATGGTATCGAATGGAGAATTTGTGGTCAATGCAAAAGCAACCGCAAACAATAGGGCATTACTTGAAACATTAAATTCAGGTTCGCCAAGATTTAAAGACGGAGGTTTAGTTAAAAGCCCGTCACCAAATGAAACAAATAATTCGGCTAACACACAAGGGGTAGGTGTTGGACAAAGTGCACCGAGTCAAAACGTTAGAATTATAAATGTTATTGATCCCGCTATGGTTGAGGATTATTTAACCAGCGGTTCAGGGGAGCGGGTTATTGTAAATCTGATAGAACGTAATTCCGGATCTATTAATTCGATATTATCAGGAGTAGCTTAATGACTGCAATAACAGGAACTAGTGTTGATTCTGGTGCAGATACAGCGAATATGGTTCTTATAGATTTATTTGTAAGTTCTTTACTTGTTGAAGGTTGGACCGTTGTACGGCAAATTAATACCACAGGTGTTGATCGTGAAATAATTCTAAACTCAACAGGTACTTCTGGTACTGAAGATTTGTATATAGGATTTAGGACTTATGGAAGTGTAGGTGCAGATTATTATAATATAACCGTAGCATACTTTACCGGGTATATTGGCGGAAACACATTTACTACCCAACCAGGATACGTTGAGAAGGGTATTCCTGCTCATAATACATCTATTGGATATTGGGCGTCTTACAACAAAAATAGAATTGTTTTTGCACTTAAAGTTGGAACCCCTGTTTATGAGGTTGGATATGTAGGTAGATTTTCCCCCTATGCGTCACCAACAGAATATCCTTATCCAATGGCTGTTTTCGGATCTTTAAATGGACCTACTGCAACAAGGTTTAGTACTGCTCATTCAAACGGAGTATTTACCGGAGATACTGAAACTACTGTTGGAAGTATTAAACGGGTGGGTAACATAGATTATGGACCTTGCACTTGGCCGTATTCTAATAAGTTTTTAACTGGTGGAGGAATAGGTGATGTTTCAGCAGCGCCATCTACATTGCGAGATTGCAATGCAACCTATCAATTATTACCGGTTACATTATTTGATTATTTAGGAGTAGACACTGATGTGTTTGGCGTTCTTGATAATTTATATTTTATTACAGGATTTAATAACTCGGTTGAAAATACACTGGTGATAGCTGCCGTTAATTATGTAGTTATTCAAAATACAAACCAAACTGGATTAGCAAGTTATATTGCACTGAGGTTAGATTAATGGCATATTTCACCGGTTCAGCAACTAGTTTTGCAGATTTGCTTACCAAATTTAAAAATCATTTGTCTGTTGATTTTGTAACCCCATACACCATAGATGGGGATGTTATTTACAAGGACAACGTATTTGTAAAGATAACCGATGAAACGACTCATTTATCTATTATCGGAGGTACTGGTAGTGCCGGGGGAGGTGCATTATCAGGAGAGGCTCCTGCTACTGGAACTAGAGCTAGAAATGCATCATTAGGACCAATTGGAACACCTACGTCTTTACAATTTCCCGTTGTTTATTTTATTCATGTTTTTGCCTCCCCTGATGAATGTTATTTAATAGTTAGAGATGATACAACTAGATATTCACATTTATCATTTGGAGCAAGTCCGGTAGATGGATTACCCACAAACGGAAATTGGTATCATGCAAATTTATGTTCTAGTTTGGCGTCCGTTACAGTTGCAGATACGAGAACTGTATATAATACCGTAGTTGAAGCATCTCCTATGATGTTTTGCGGTGCATTACCCAGCGGAGGACGTCCTAGTAGTACTTCGGCTGCAAATAATTCATATTTTAGATACGGATTAGATGGAAATTCTTGGTCTAATTGTGGGACTGGTGTAGGAACGGAGGCGGCTCCTGCTACTGATCCGTTATGGGTAGATACAGAATCAGTAGCAAGGTCAATGCTTTCAATAGATCATCTTATTGATCAAATTCCTAATACATACAATGATCAAATTATACTTCTACCTCAGTTTATTTCTGTATATAGAGGAAGTAGTGCTATTTCTATTGTTGGAAATCTACAACACATGAGATACACCCGACTTACTAATAATAATGCCGAAGATGTGGTAATTGTTGGCGGAGATAAATGGAAATTATATCCTCCTTTAAAAAAGAGTTTTACAAATCCGGACGGTTTAAATTCGGATACTGCCAGTGGTACCTATGCTTATGCTTTTAGATATGACGGAGTGTAATAATGGCTGTTTTAGTTGGCGTCATACTTGATAACTTTGAAACAGTTGATTTTAATACTCAAATTACGTCTAGCTTAAACTCATTAGTAAAACCAGTAGGTGGAACCTCGGATGCTGCGGTATCATTAGCAGGAATTATTACCACAGTAATACCGTCCGAGTTTTCAGAAGTTAAAGTGGGATCCCTTTTATCGGGTTTTTATGGGGATTATTATAATAAATTTCATATATTACCCCCATTATTAGATTTAGGGAATATAAGTGGAGGGCAAACTTCAAACGTTGAAATTTTTAATACTTATAATACCCCGTTAACCTTAAATAGCATTACAGAAGCAAATACGAGCGGGATTAGTTATCCTGCATTAGGATTTCCAATAACTATAAATCCTAAGGAATCTATAGTTATTGTTTTTGATATAAGTTTAAATGGACCGCCTTCAATAAATGGTACTTATACATTTAATTTTACTGAATCTGTATTAGGTACTGTTTTAACAATAATCGGATCCAGAATTGTTTTATTTCCGTATTATTTCAGCGCACCCATGAAAGAAACTAATACATGGTTAACTGATATTATAAGTTCTAAAAATGGAACAGAACAAAGATTTGAAAACAGGGATGAAAATAGACAACAATTTAACGCAGTAGGTATAGTTAACCATAATGAACTTTCAATTTTAGATAATTTATTTTATGGATGGAACGACCGAAATTGGGCGGTGCCCGTATGGTCAGAAGCAAAATTAAATATATCTGTTTCACCCGCAACCACCATAATAACAATGGATACTACCAATTCTAGTTTCAAAGTTGGTGATCTTGCTATAATTTGGCAATCTTCAACTATAAATACTACTTTTACTATAATTTCGGTTTCTCCTACTCAAATTGTGTCTGAAAGCGAAATACCCATCCAATATACAAATGCAGTAGTGGTTCCTATTAAAATATGTAGAATGATACAACCGCCCACTCGGTTTTCGACTGGTTATAAGGGTAAGTTTTCAATAACAATGGAAGTTATAAACAATACGCCTTTATTATCAGCAAACGATATAGAACCATTTGGTGATGGTATTGAAATTTATTTAAAAGAACCTGCACTAAGAGACGTCTATTTATCGGACCAATACGAAAAATTAACCAATGTTGTAGATTTTTTAACAGGAGGATATGATAGATTTTCCCCTTGGATTAATACAAGAGTAAAAAGAGAAATTGGATTTTTATTTGACGGTTTGGCAGAAATTTGGTTATTTAGAGAATGGTTGCATAGACGAAAAGGGAAGTTGATTCCTTTTTATATGCCAACCTTTGAAAATAATATTCGTCTTATATCCACAGGTACTTTGGTTTCTAATATAAATATTGTTAACGATGAAACGTATACTCATGCCAGTTTACGGGTACACATAGCATTTAAATTAAAATCAGGTTTATGGTCATTTTCAGAAGTATCAAGTTATACATTAAATCCAAATAATACGGTAACTATGAATTTATCAACAGCTCCTGTTATATTCGGGACGACAACTTCATTTACAACAGAAGAAGTTGATTATATAAGTTATGTAGGATTAAAACGGTTAAATTCTGATAGAATTGAGTTAAACTGGAAATCAAATTATATAGCCGAAACTAACTTCCCAATAATTGAGTTATCACCATGAGTTTTGATATATTTGAAAGATCTATTTTTGGTGGAAAACCTATTGAACTATATGAATTTACCAGAGGCGGTGACGTATGGAGATATAATTCAACGTCTAGTGATATTTCTACTGTGGTGGGCTTGTATTTATCAAAACCGATAGAACGGACAGCAATTGAACAAAATCAAGATTCTGGTAAAAAACCTGTAAAAATAACAGTATCTAAAGATTTGCCGTTTGTCCAACAATATATATCCTCACCTCCTTCTGATATTGTTACAATAAAAATAAGTAGGTATCATAGGGGCGATACTTCTCCCGAAATAGTAATTATTTGGCAAGGGCGGGTTACGAATGTTTCGTTTGAGACAGAACGTGTAATTATAAAATGTGAACCTATATTTACATCATTACAACGACCTGGATTAAGGAGGTTGTATCAAACTACATGTCCTCATATTCTATATGGCGATATTTGCAAAGTTGTAAAATCTAGTTTTCTTACTAATGCAACTCTATACGCAGTAGCAGGAAGCACTTTAAGTGCTACTATATTCTCCTCAAATGTTGATGGATATTATGCTGGAGGTTTTGTAGAATGGGATAATGGGGTTGTTGTGGACAAACGGTTTATATCTTCACACATAGGAGATGATATAGTATTAACCGTTCCGTTTGTCGGTATTCCAAGCACTGCAAATATTAGAGTGTATCCAGGGTGTAACAGAATTACTATAACTTGCAAGGACAAATTTTCAAATCTTGATAATTATGGTGGTTTTCCATTTATTCCTACAAAAAATCCATTTAATGGATCTCCTGTATTTTAAAGGTATATTATGTTTTGGATAGTAATAGCCATATTAGCAATTGCAGTAGTAGCAGCAATTGCACTAGGACCCAAGCCTCCTCAAGCGCCGGATCCTGCATTAGATGAAATTGACATTCCCTCTGCTGATGAAGGGAAACCTATTCCAGTTGTATTTGGAACAATGGTTGTAAAGAGCCCAAATGTTGTATGGTACGGGGATATTTCATATGAACCTGTTAAGGTTAGTGGTGGAAAATAATGCTAATTACTATAACTCATGCCAGACAATTAGGTTATTGCAGTTCTGGAATTAGGTTATTTTGTGCTAAAAATAATTTAGATTTTATACAATTTATAAAAGTGGGATTTGAAGTTGAAATACTTGAACAATTTGATGATTCTATGATTATTGATCTAATTAACCTTGCAAAAAAGGAACTTAAAAATGGGCGGTAAAAAAGAAACAACTATAGGATACAAATATTCTATAGGAATGCATTTAGTTGTATGTCACGGCCCAGTTGATGAAGTTCAGGATATTATTGTAGGTGAACGAAGTGCTTATTCAACTCCTATTACAGCATCTTCTATAATAACAATAGACAAACCTGATTTGTTCGGGGGTGAAAAAAAGGAAGGTGGTGTAGTAGGTGTAGTAGATGTTCATTTTGGAGAAGCAGGACAAACTAAAAATAACTATTTAATGGCACAATTAGGACCTGATATTCCAGCTTTTAGAGGCGTTCTTTCTTTAATTTTAAATCAGGTTTATTTAACAGCGATGTCTCGTTATCCGAAACCAATTTGGGTCAAGGTTAAACGACTTGCGGCAACGGGTTGGTATGACGCTAAAAAGGAAATAGCAGGGGTCGGTATACCTACTGATGTTGATTATATACCAAACGGTTCTGCAAATCCCGCTCATATAATTTATGAATGTTTAACAAATAAAGATTGGGGTTTGGGTTTACCGACCAGTGTAATAGATAATGCTTCGTTTATGGCAACGGCAGATCAGTTATATACTGAGAATTTTGGTTTATCATTATTGTATTCACAACAAAATAGAATTGAAAAATTTATCCAAACAATACTTGGATACATTAATGGAATTTTGTATAACGATAATTCTACCGGAAAATTTGTTTTAAAATTAGTCCGCAAAGCTGAAACCGCTGAAATTAATAGTTCGGAACAATTTGATGAATTTAATATTTCTGAATTATCAAAATATGAACGTCCTAGTTATGCTGAATTAATAAACGAAGTAATTTTAAAATACAGACCACAAGGTTGGGTTGTAGATTCAGCACTCACAGTTCAAAATCTAGCGGCGATAGAAGCAGAACAAGGGGTTGTTTCTCAGACGGTAAATTATACGGGTATAGATAATGCAACTATAGCTACTCGAATTGCAATAAGAGAATTAAATCAATATTCGACGCCACTTGCAAAAGTAAGTTTTATTTGTAATAGATCAGGCTGGGCAGTAGTTCCCGGTGATGTGATACGCCTTAGTTGGGAATCCTTAGGTATTGCTAATATGGTTATCAGGGTATTTTCTGTAAATTATGGAACCTTAAAAAACGGTGAAATAATAATAGAAGGTACTGAGGATATTTATTCCCTACCCGAAACCGCGTATCTAACAAGACAACCTAGTGGATGGGAGGATCCTGTAAGAGCTCCTACACCCGCTCCTTTTCAGAAAATATTTGAAACCAATTATTATGATATTCAAACAACATTTGAAGACTCAGTAAAACAGGCAATTACAGAAACTTCTGCATTTGTGGAAATGGCAACCGCTATTCCACAAGGATTAGGTACTGCGTCTTATCAATTATTTAGTGATGAAGGTTCAGCGGAAGTTTCTTATGTTTTTAAAGAAGATTCCCCGTATACACCAACCGCTGAATTAGTTGGTAATATAACACCAATTGTTAATTCCATTACTTACATTAATGCAGATACTTTAATTAGATTAGTTCAAGTAGGTCAGGCATTAGTAATTGATGATGAAATATTAAGAATTGATTCTGTAAATTTAGTA